GCCCCTTGCGGGGCCCAGGGCGCAGTGCAACATGTCCTCTACCTCTCGTCTCTGATAAGGAGATTTGTGGTAGGGATCGGGGGGAATTGACCCCCCAAGACCAGGAGGTTCGCTTGGCCCAACCATTGGATCGTTATGGCTAAACGCGTTCGCGCTTTGCCGTTCGAAGGGCCCGTAGGGGCTTCTCTTGAAGTTGGGAGATACGGCAGATTTAATTCAAAATCTGTCACGTCTCTCGACTACAAGCCTTCGATGACCAAATGGCTGGGGACTCAGATGACTGAGTCAGAAAGCCATCCTGCTTGGAGATACGCTAGAAAGGGTATCTTCAAGGGCGATGTTGGAGGTCCCTTCTTTACTCAAAAGCAATATGCTAGGACTTCATGTCCGATGCTTACGCTTAAGGGTCAAGAATGGGATCAGCAGTCACAGACAATGGATTACGCCATATATAATGGCCCATTGTATGCAGTGTCACCTACGGGTACTTTCTTTCCCGCTTATGCTCATTCTAGCGTTAAGACGCTAGAAGAGCTTGGGACGATTGCTATCCGTGAGTGCTCACCGTCCAACCCCGCTGCGGACGTTTCCGTCGCGATCGGCGAACTCTTTAAGGATGGTATCCCGAAGATTATCGGGTCCACCTTTAAGAGTTGGTTAGGTATGTCGAATCGACAGCGTCGTAAAGCTGTCGGTCACGAGTACCTAAACGTCGAATTCGGATGGAGGCCGTTTATCAAAGATCTCCGAGAAGTTTGCAACTCGGTGATAAACGCTCAGAAGATCATAGATCAATATGAGCGTGACTCTGGTAAACTTGTCCGCCGTACGTTTGGCTTCCCAAGCACCCGTGAAGTCACTTCTGTTCGATGGGATGGTGTACCGTCCGTATGGCCGATACCTCATTCTCTCTTGCAGTTGCGTAACTTCACTGGTAAGGGGTACCTGGTTCGCACCTACTGTGTGGAGCGAAAGCAGTGGTTTAGTGGCGGTTTCACGTATTATCTCCCTCCTCTAGGCCAAGGCCTTAGGAGTGAGATAGCGCGAACCGTCATTCAGTCCAAAAAGTTACTTGGACTAACACTGACTCCAGATACACTCTGGTCACTTGCCCCTTGGAGTTGGCTTGTCGATTGGTTTTCCAATACGTCCGAAGTTCTTGAGAACTGGGCGAATTGGGCTATCGATAGCCAAGTGTTGCGGTATGGTTATATGATGGAACACACTGTTGCATCGTATACGTATACCTTTGTCGGTCCGACTGGACTTCGGTCCAGCGAGATCCGCCCATTTGATGTGACGCTTTGTTCTGAAACAAAGCAACGCATCAAAGCAACACCTTATGGTTTTGGCATTGATATTGACGCGCTAACTGCGCGCCAAAATGCCATTATCACTGCCCTTGGCCTAAGCCGAGGGAAGAAGTGATAGACGTGTCAATCAGCGTCTAAACGCCAATTGGGAGTCTAACCGGGCTCCTAGGAGTGATGCCTATGTCCCTTGCCGATCCGCAAACCGTCACCATCTCGGGCACTCCGATCACGCTCCCGCGCGTTAGCGTGGGGGACGATGAGAGTGAGTATTCGAGTGGCGACGGCCTTACACAGATGCGCGTCTCTCACCAACAGGTGAAGGGCGGCCGCATCCGACGTATGGCTCGGATCGACGTTTCGAAGATGACCTCTGATCCGTTCCGCCCATCAGAGAACGTCAAGGTTTCGATGTCAAACTACATCGTCTTTGACGTCCCTCCGGCGGGCTATACGGCAGCAGAGGCTAAGGCCGTGTGGGATGGCTTCATTGCCAACCTTCAGGCATCTTCGGGCGCCGCCATCACCAAGCTCCTTGGTGGTGAGTCTTAGGTAGAAACCTAAGCCTTTCCCCAATGGGTGATGATGATGTCGGTGATGCGAGAAGTTCGTTCGCGAACGGATATTCACGTTTGAATATCCGTCAGCGGGCGAGGCGTTCCGGATTGGGACGCCGGAGGTCTGACTATGACATGAGAACTACACTCACGAAGCAGTGGGTGATAGCTATCGTTGTCCTAGTCGACCTCTTTTATCTCGCAGGCCAGGCTCTTCTTGTCAAAGCAGGTTTGCTTTGAGGAGGAGCTGTGAGGACACGGACATCTTCGTGCAAACCCATAAAATCGGTCAGTGGCAAAGTCCCCTGAAAAAGGACCTCGCACCTGATCGTGTTGTCTTACATATAACTCTTCAGGTTGGCAAGAACCAATCTGAAAAGGGTCATATTAAGATAACGAATCTCCTTCAAGCCGTTAAGGACTTGCAGGATTTTCTTTATGGGCGCACTTAGTGTCCTGACGTAGGCTAAGGATCAGCCACCTCCATGAAAGGAGGGACTGTGAAAAGCCTAATGTCACTCTGGTCTTGTACAGCTCATGAAATGGCTGTACGATGCTGCACCAGCGCCACGCTCGATGTAAAGACTGTCGAGCGTCGGGTTAAACACGAGGGGTTATCGTTTCTTGCGATAACCCTGGCGGACTATGGAAAAGCTACCCAAAAGTGGCTCGACCAAGGTCTCGTCGCCCCTTGGGACGCTCCTTCGTTTAAGAAGGACCGTCTTACTGGTCTCCCCGTATTCCTACGAGGTTTCCTTGAGCGTGTGTTTGACCCTTGTAGTGGTGCGCTTCTGGACGAGCCAGACATAGAAGCAATCTATGCTATCCGTCAACTTACGTTGATGTTTAGCAAGATCGCCCTCCCGAGTGAACCTTGCGGTTCAGCTTCTAGGGTTGTAAGCCCTAGACGCGAGAGGCGAGCTATGTCTGACTATGTTCAGTGTGAGCGTGATATCAAGACCGCTGATTCTCTTCTTGATCCTGATTACATTCAGGATTTTAAAAGAGTTTCATCGATGCTTTTCTCTGAACTCTTTTCCAAGGTAGATAGAGACATCTACTGGGAAAGACTCAGAGGCAAGCATGGCCCAGGCGCTGTCGCGGATCGACTTTCCAGTAATGGAAAGTGGAATTCGCGGCGCTGGACCGTTCGACTGAATCGGGTTCTACCCGCGCAGTCGTTTCTATTGTCTAACCTTAAGTTTAAGGATGACATAGAACTTGATATCATCGAACCCGGTTCTGAGATTCCCGTCAGGGTTATCTCAGTTCCTAAGACGCTCAAAACACCTCGGATTATTGCGGTTGAGCCGACTGAAATGCAATTCGCACAACAGTCTCTCTTTCGCTGTATCCGCGATGCGCTTCTTGAGGATAGTTACCTCTCGCGCATGATTGGAATCGATGACCAGGAACCCAACAGGGTTCTTGCTCGTGAGGGCTCACTCAGCGGTGAGCTCGCCACACTCGATCTGAGTGAGGCTTCCGATCGTGTTTCGAATCAGCATGTACGGTACATGATGGAGGATTGGCCTCTTTTGCTTGAGGCAGTCCAAGCATCACGTTCCCGGAAGGCTGACGTTCCTGGTTTTGGCGTTCAACGCCTTGCCAAGTTCGCGTCTATGGGTTCTGCTCTCTGCTTCCCCGTCGAAGCTATGGTATTCCTTACCATAATCTTCCTTGGGATCGAGCGTGAGCAAAGTGCCCCGCTTTCTCCTGCAGACGTGTTACGTCTAAGGGAGCAGGTGCGCGTCTTTGGAGACGACTTGATTGTCCCCAGAGACAATGTGCTGTCCGTCGTTAACGAACTACATACTTTTGGGTACGTAGTTAACGTTAGCAAGTCTTACTGGACCGGAAGGTTCAGGGAGTCTTGCGGACGGGAGTTCTATGATGGCCATGACGTTTCAATTGTCAAGGTCCGTCAAGTCCTTCCGACACGACGGCAGGATGCGAGTGGAGTCATTGCTGCAGTTGCCTTCCGTAACCAGGCCTACTGGTCTGGTCTTTGGAAGACTGCAGCTTGGATGGATGAATATTTGGAAGACCTTTTGAAGGTCTTTCCGAATGTTGCACCCACCTCTCCACTGCTGGGCAGGGAATCAGCGCTGGGTTATCAATTCCAGCGACTGGATCCATACTACCACAGCCCTCTAACTAAGGGCTATAGAGTGGTGGCCAAAGCCCCTCGAGATCCTCTCGATGGGCATGGTGCCCTGCTCAAGTGTCTCAGTAGAGTACCCTGGGCGGATGACCGGTTCGGTTATCCAGCCAAAGACCTCCACGTCAACGCTGCGAACGTTGATGATGAGCACTTGGAGCGTTCTGGACGCCCCGAGCACGTCAGCATCAAGCTCGGGTGGAGCTCTCCGTTCTAGAACGGAGAGTGGGGGCTAAGCCCCTGCAGGAGATCGATAACCATCGACCTCTGCTTCGAGACCAGACGTTAGTCTAGTCCCC